GAATAATACTTTCCAATATACTCTTCCATTGTCTGAACAATTTCAAGTTTCTCGCGCATCATTTCAGTCAATTTGAGTTCTGCGAAGTGAGCATCATTAATAAAGTTGTATTGAACATCATCTTTAATAATCAACCAATCCTCTTCAGTTAGTACGCCCTTTAGTCGAAGCTGCGTTTCAAGAAGGTTATCGAAGAGTAAAGAAAACCTCTTTCGTAATCTGGCAATAAACTTAGAAAACTTAACTTCATCGCGAGTAATCTCTGTTGCTCGACCCAAAGTAAAAGTTCCTTCTGGTTCCAATCGAGAAACAGGAATGCCTAATGCCTTGTATAGCTTCTTTTGAAAGTAGATAATATCATCAATCTCACCAAGGTTAGTTCCACCGGGAAGCGTAGTAATCTCTGTTCCTCGTCCACCCTCACGTCGGGGTAGCCAGTAGTCTTCTAGCATGGACATGAACTTTCGATCATCCCGAATTTCTCCGGTGTTTGCATCGTATACAATCTTATTTTTGTATTGATTCATAATACCCTTGAGGTATTGTTCTGCCTTCATCTTGGGAAGGTTACCAACATCAATATAAAAGATTCTTCGTTCGGGTGCCCGAGAGATACGATAGATAACCATTGCATCCTCTAGCATACGAAGTTGATTGAGTGGTTTGATTGCCTTATGCAGATGAGAAAGAACGAGAGTTTTTCCGGGGTTTAATAGTCCAGAGTGAACATAGCAAATTGAATCCCGTGCAATCTTTAGCCCCGTGCCTGCGTTTTGAAGTCCATTTGGATTGAACATAAAATATTCAATGGATGCAGGTGCAGTAATTGTGTTTGGATTTTTAACTCCCACATCTTTTATTTCTCGTATTTTTTTGATTTGTCGTGGATCAATGGGACGCAATTCGTAGATCCCATTCTTTGGGTTCTTGGTATCAATCATAACATGAAAATATAATCTACCATCTATATACCACCTACGAAAAATATCGTAGGCATAGTCATTGAAATCAAGAAGACGAACTATATTATCAAATTCGTCTCTAATTTTATTTTTAATGTTGTCTTTTACATTGACTCGATCTAGTACGAGTGATACCGGAGGTTTTCCTCGATCATTCATAATAATAGATTCGTTGACAATATCATCAATTGCTAATTCAGCTTCTGGGTAGAGTGCCATCTCTCGATACTTGGTAACGAGTTCTGTTTCATTCTTGACGTTTCCATCAAGATCAACATAATGACCGTATGCACCAGCAGACTGGGCAACGGTCGCAGCGGCATCGTCATTATCGGGTAATGTAAATGATTGGACGGATGTGGGTAACTGTTCTTCTTCGGTGTCTCGACCTATGGTAAAGCCGAATAATTTAACTGCCATATTTAAATTTCCTCATGCGAACGAATTAATATTGCGTTCAAGTGAAAAGGGAGCCTACATTAATATATAGGCTCCCCGAATTACACTCTTATAATAATATAATAAGCAATCCTAGTGCGATAGAACTAGTTAGTCTGAACGTCAGCATCATTAATAGTCCAGTAATCATACATCCATGTTACTGAAAACTCTTCAAGTGCATCGTTAGAATCCCAACCAAGATCAATTGCGGACATTGATGAAGGCCAAAGATTTACAAAACTAACCTTCTTAATGATCTCTCCAGTCTTTCCGTAATGTTGAACCTGAGCATCTACTTGGTAGTCCGTGGTGTTATCTACTGCGCGGGCATTTCCAGAATGCTCATTGATTAAGTCCATCCAACCTGTAATTGCAGAATGAATTCTGAAGTCTTCATCATTGATGACCGTTGTGGTCCACTCTGCAAATGTTCGGTTCCCTGCGTACTTAATCATTCTACCGAAATAAGGAACTTCTACTGTTCCAATATCTCCACCGGGAATTTGTGCTGCCTTGCACATGAATGTCATCTTCTGGGATGCTGTATTATTATCTATAACTCCACCGGGGAAAGGAACAATGACCTCAAATAAATTGGGTCGGGCTCCACCACCAGTTAGGTTTGATCTAAAATCTTGAACTGAAAAAGGCATTATTGATTCTCCTTATGCTCCTAATATATTTATTAGAATTGCCCAACAATTTCTGAAAAATCAACTCCAGTTCTTACTGCAACGAAGTTCAACTGAATGTAGTTGATTGAGCGTGCAGGTTTGACATAGATGTCTCCAACAAACTCATTACGATCAATTACACCCGAAGTGTTGTTCGTTTCGTCGCAGATAACCCGGAAGTCTGTGATTCCCCGTCGTCCTTGAACGTCTCGCAAGAAGGGCTCTACCATGTTTCGGAATTGTGCCCGTGTGAATTCATCATTGAACTCAAAGAGTGAGAACTTGGCAGCCGTTGAGATTGCCTTCTCTAGTACAATGAAAAGTCGTCGTACATTGATTCGATCAAATGCGCTGGGCTTGCTCTGTAGTGTCTTATCTCCGTAAAGGATTGTTCCTTGTCCGGGGAGTGTCACTACTGGATTAATTCCTGCGCGATATAGATCGTCTCGATGTGCCTGCTTTGGATTCCATGCGAGCTTGGTGACATTCTTGATTTGTCCTCGATTGAATCCTGCGGGACTCCACCATGCATCTCGTTGGTAGTCCGTTCTTGCACAAAGACCAGCGATGTCTGCATTTAGCGGAATCCAGCGATAGACCTCGTTGTACTTATCGTACTGGTACTTCCATCCACTGTCCATTGCAGCATAGCTACTGCTGATGTTTAGACTATCGTCACCGAATCGGGCTCCGGTAGTGCCAACGAGAGCAGATGCAACTGCTGCGTCGGTACTCTTATTGACAACATCATCCTTATCAGGTGAAATGAATGCAATGGTGTCCTTGCGCTTTTCTGCAATGTTTTGGATAATGTATTTCGAGGTTGCCTCTTCGGAATCACCAGCAATCAGCATTGAAATATCGACCGTCTCCGAGTCCAAGAATTCATCGTATGCAGTCTGCATCTGCGCTGCCGTGACATGAGTGGTGCGACCTTCTGCTGTTGATGCATCCACACCGCCTCCAAAAGAATATTGGAGTGGTGATGTGTGTATTTCAAACGTAGAACCGTTTGCAGCAAGATCCCTTGCGTGTAGACCAAAGGTGTCTGTCTTTCTTGGGTCTTGTCCTGCCTTGCTGTTGTCTCCAACAGAATAAACACCGACATTTGCAACGCCGAGGGCGCGAGTCGCGTGTGGAGCCAAGGTTCCTGCGTTTGTATTTGCAAGAGTAATGCCATCCTGATATAGTTGTCCAGTATTGACCCAGATGTATGGAGAACGATCATTGATTACGTCCTTCCAGTAATTTGCATCTCCATTTTCTGCAACGGATTGCTTTGATTTTGAAAGATGTGCATATTTTTCAAGAATGGTATTCTTTGTTCCTGTAAATTCTCCATCTTCGTCTAAGACCATTACATGAAGTTCGTCATACAATGCTGAACCCCATTGGGCAGCCCAGGTTGACGTTCCGGGTGATCCATCAAAGAAGTTATTTGCCTGAGAAGTTAGCCCTTGACCCGCCTGAATGCCAGATCCGTATGGGGCAGTATTGGTGAATGCAACAGCACTATCCCATACAATTACCTTTAGGGAGTTACCCATTCGTCCCGGCCATTTTGCGAGGAATGTTCCTGCGGAACCTGTGCCATCTACTTCTCCAGTACCATCATCATAGTCTCGACGAGTTTTGATGGTTACATTATTTGCTTGGGCTGCGCTAGTAAACCCAGTTGCTGAATAGTTCGCATTATTATTTGATGTTGCGTTTTTTGCTCCAGTTGCTTCTGCGCGCACAACCTTTAGGTGGTTTGCATACTGAAGAAAGTTCGCTGCGCTAATCCATTGCGTAGCGTTATTACTGTTGGGTTCTCCGAAGGTGTCCTTCAGTTCATCTTCGTCCGTAATAGTGACAATCTCTCCCACGGTGCCCCATTTGGCAGGCATCGCAATGCCAGCAACGCTAGTGGATACTGCGGGGATTACGGTAGTTAGATCGTATTCTGAGAAATTAACTCCCGGTGATACTTGAAATGGCATTAGGTTTCTCCTCGTTATGGCGTAAGAACTTAAATCACGATTCTAACGATATTTATAAATAACCGGATTTTAGCCCTTGAAGATAGGATCGGCAACAGTCCATTGCTCACCAGAGGCATCAGTCCATTGATCGCTTGAGTCTACGCCATCATCAATGAACCCGAAGGGAAGAATTTCTTCTTCCATCAATTTCATTTTTTCATCATACATCCTTCGTCGAACGTCAATATTAGTTGTATCCTTAAAGTATTGTTGTGTTGTCAACCATGCAAACAATACCAATGTCATTGCAAGATCATCGAAACATCCTGCTTCGGCTTCATAGGATTGTCCATGTGCAACAAAGGAGGTAAGTTCAGAAATAGTATCAAAGTCATAGATGAGCAACTTATCCTCTTCAATAAGACTCTTCAGGTTACTGCATCCAATTTGCTTTACCTTTTTTGTGGTCTTGATTCCAAACTGAGTATGAGCAGAAAATCCACCGCTCAACATTTGTCCTGCACGTCCCTTGACAGTAACCTTCAATAGATTCTCATATTCAAGATCGTGATGCATAATATCTGCTACCTGTTGACCAATATCATTAACTTCAATAAAAACTAAGGCTTCATTATATTTCATGGCAACATTATGAATCACAGTAGGATACAGCATCGGCGCAATCTTACTATTTCTATATTTGGCAACCTGCTTATATGGAATTTCCGAGGCATCAAACACAGAGAATGCAGAGTAGTCCATTCCTTCTCCATGAGAAACATCCACAACAATAACATAGGCTCTACCGCTTTCGGGCAATTCATAGATGTCCAATAAGTTTTGGCTTTGTATCGTTGGCTGAAATGGCATTGCCTTTAATTTACTTGCATGGATTAATGTGTTGACAGAACCAACAAAATCACACTCAAACTCCTGTGCAAATTGTTCTTCGCTAGTGTTCGATATTGTTTCTAGCTTCCACTTTAAGTCCCTACCGGGAATTTGATTCCATTCAACTTCCAGCGGAACATATTGACTTCTACCTTCTATTGCATCAGTCCACATCTTATAGAAGTGGTTCATTCCATGAGGGGTACTGACAATAATAACCTTGGTAGACTTACCAGAAGAAATTGTCGGATAGACTGAACTAAAAAATTCTTCTGCAATATGTTTAGGGACGAATGCAAATTCGTCCAGCATGATGATGTTGAATGATCCACCACGAACTGCACTGGAAGATGTCGATGCAGCAATGATCTTTGAACCATTCTCTAATGCAATGTCGCCACGATTCCAAATCTTCACGCCTTGCTGCAAAAACATTGGAAGGTTCTCGTAGGCTAATTGAAGTCGTCCAAGAATTTCTCTTGCGAGAGATCCCTTATTTGCAAGGATGGCAATGTTGACGTTTTCATTAAAAAGGATGTACCAAAGGAAATATGAAATAACCGTTGTGGTCTTTCCACTCTGCCTCGGGAGCTTTGCAATCGAGAAACGATTCTTATGAAAGGACTTCACCATCTTCTTTTGAAACTTATACATCTTGAAAGGCATCAAGCCCTTATCTACGTTGACAATCTTTACATAGCTTTCAATAAAGTATGTTGGATTCTTAGAACACTTGACATATTCTGCCAGTTCTTCTTCTGTCCATTCAGCAGTAACTCCTGCTGCCTTGAGTAATGGATTGCCTAGATACCTATC